TTGACGGCGCGGCTTATCTTCCGGTTTGTTGGGTACAGAAAGATGGGTCCAGCGATCAAACTCGCGAATGATCTGATCGTATCCCAGGCCGGACGCGATAATTGTTTTAACTACTTCGTCCGGTGTCATGCCTGGCACTCGAATATCTGCGGCGCATCCAATACGATGCTGGCTTGTATCCTTAGATCCTACTGCGTCATTGACTTGCTTAGATCTAAATGCTGAGTTGATGATGACGGGCTTATCTCCCAGGGCGCTCTTCACTTCTTCCAAGAAATCAGCCAGGCGTACCAAGTTTGCCATCTCTGCATCGTTTGGTGTGTTGTCAAATTCACGGTGGTCGGTGTGGCTTAATTCTTCCAGGGTGAAATGCTCACTTAGGTTCATCTTTTTTATCTCTCTTCATATCCATGATCTTCTCCAGCGTGCGTCCGCCGAAATAGAAAGACATAATCAGCATTCCCCATTGGCCCAAGAGTTCAACGTAATTATTGTTGACCTCAATATCCCAGGCCGACATCATGGCAAACGTTGAATAAACAACCAAGATAAAAACTAAGGTGCCTGGGCGAATGTTCTTGCTTAACCAGGAATCGCTGGCCATGTCAGCCTGGAGCCTGGCAGTAAGTTCGTGTTGCTCCGCCGCGTCGGCGTTGATCTTAGCCAGCTCGCCATTCTGTTGCATCTCTAACAGTTTGAGTTTAGCCTGTTCAGCCTGGGCCGGATCCGGAAATACTTTGTCCAGGATCTTTCCGCCGATGTCAAGTAACGCGCCTAGTGGAAACATTATTTTTTCCCCTTAATTGCGCGGGCCTCAGAGAGTGCGATCGCGACGGCTTGCTTTTGGTTTGTAACCTTTTGGCCGGAGCTGGACTTTAACTTGCCGCCTTTAAATTCGTGCATTACCTTTTGGACTTTCATCATTTGCTTGCTATTCATTGGCATATTATTTATTCCCCATCGCCTTGGCGCGAATGTTGTCAATCATGTTAGGGTAAGGGCGGCCCGCTTTCTTGGCCATTGCTTTGGCCGCGCTAAGTTGGCCAGGTGATAACTTCTTTGATTTGCCCAGGGACTTGGGCCGTTCTTTTTCCCATATCGGTTTTGTTGCCATTATTTAATCCCCCAAACTAAGTACCAGGCGATCCAGGCCGCCACTACAAAACAAATAAACTGCACGCGTCGCACGTCTCTTAATTGTTCGTCATAAAACTTTTTGCTATTTTGTTCCATGGTTTCGATTTCTTTCTTAATCTTCAAAACTTCTTCCCATTCTTTTGCACCGTACTTCTTTATGAATTCAATCTTGGCCTGGTATTCTTTCTCGCTTATTACTTTACGGTGCCGGTACTCTTCGAGCGCTTTGTAGATGGCGCGCTCTTTGAGGAGCGCGGCCTTCCTCTCGGCCGCTTTGCGCTCGCTGGCTTGTCGCTGGGCAACGTCGAAGGCGTCTCCTTGAATTCCTTCGATACTTTTACTGAGCTTGTGACTGGCTTCTCGCGCTCCATCAAGCGATGCACTAAGGACCTTAGCCCCTTCAGTAATCCCAAAGTCATCGACCATATCATGAGCTTACTTTCCCATGGCTTTATAAACAATGTCAATCATCCAGCCAAAGACTGCGCCGACCATTAAGAGAATGGCGCCAGCTCCGCGCCAGCGATTCATCTGATCGCTCATGGTTTTAATGCTACCTTTTATATCAGTCATGTCGCGCTGGAGTTGCTCGACGTGCGCTTCAAGGCGGCCAATTTGCTGGTTAAGTTCGTCGCTCATATCATCCAACTAAAGCTTTCACTTCATCTTGGGTTAAACCTAATGCGGCTAGTTTAGCTAGTGCAGAAGCCTTTGTATCGATGACTGCTTGTGCATCAGCTTCAGCCTGTGCAGTTACGGCTTCAAGGTCGTAAACTACTTCATTGTCATTTTTGTCATAAGCCACATTGTTAATAGTATATTTAACTTGTGGATATAGTTTATAAATAGCACTTTTCATCCTGCAATCTCCATTAAGGTAATTGTGGTTAAACTATTATTACCACCAGTTCCGTTTGCATTAACATACCAAGCAGCACCATCACCCCTAAATTGAATTGAATAAGTGGTTGATGAAGTTGTTGATGGAGAATCTAAATAATTAACAAATCTTTCAAGTGTAAACGCATAATCAGGTGTGCCTGAAGTAGCAGGAAAAGAACCATCCAAAGCAGTTGAATTTCTTATTAACTGGCTGTAAAGAGTAAGCGACCCTGCTTTTGAACCTGAACAAGATATTCTAGCAATTACCAAAACTTTACTTGTAGAAAACTTAGGAGTAATGGTTGCAGATAATCCTGTTGGGGTTACAAAGCTAGTACTAGAAGATGAAAAAATTGTTGTACTTGTTGTTTGAACTACTTGCAACACATTACCAGCACTAGCTTGTGTAGTAGCGTTGTTAAATGTTAGACCATTAGTCCCATCAATAATCATAGACATTATTCATTCTCCGCTGGTAATGGTGTGTTGCCTTCAGCCACCCATTTTAGGTAGGCTTGGTAATCTGTGTTGGCTTCATCTACTGGAAATGAAGTATACGAACCATTACCATTATCTTTAATTACATGGTGTTGGTCATTACCAGCAATATTTTTAACTGTAATTGTTTTATACATTTTATAACTCCGCAGATAGGGCTACTGACGCAGTTGAATCATTACTACCCATTAGTTGGTATGTTTTTTCCGATGTCAATCCTGAACTTGTACAACTTAGGCTTGATGTAAAAGGGTTAGAATCACCTGAAGGTACTGTAACTGCTGAAACTGAAAATACTGTTGCCCCTGACCAAAGCCCTACTGCACCAGTTGTAGTAACTGAAGAAGGTATAGTTCTCATTGGTACTTGCATAAATATAGTAATAAAAGCAGTTGTTGATGAGTTTGCAGGACCTACACCCATTCTTGCATACTGAGTTGCACCACTAATTTTATAAAAATACCGTTGGCAAAGACTTAATTCAGTAGTGTATTGACGATACTCAAATCCAGTAGCACTACTTCCTACTTCTAGTTGAACACCAGTAATGTAGAAGGTTGCCCCGCTTGTTCCTACTACGGATGTTGAACCAGTTGGTTGCGAAGCCCAAGTTCCACCAGTCCATGTGTTTGCAGTTCCGCTAAATGTTGAGCCAGCCCCAAGGCTAAAATAAACTTGAATGCCGTTACCATTATCTGTTAGCCAAGTTCCAGTAGTATCACCAGCAATTGTTACTGACTTTTGTTCCCAAGTGTTTGCGGCAGAAATTGTGTAACTATATGGGTAACTTCTATTTGCGGCAGAATTAAACAACGAACCACCAAAAGTTCCAGTTAAAGAACTGCGAACCCAAAACGATAAAGTAACTGTTTTTGCGTTAGCAGTTCCCCACCCTAAATCAGCAACATTTAACCCCTCAATAGACTGCCTAAATCCAAAATAATCACCAGTCAAAACCGAATATGCAGATGATGAAGTTACACCTAAATAATTAGTAAATCCTACTGGTGGAGTAACAGAACCAGCATTTTGTTGCGTTGTTAATTTAGATGTTTGCGCTAATGAAAAATACCATCTGTCTAATGTATAACTACCACTAGTAGGTGTAACACTAGCACCAGCATTTCTTTGGTCAATAACCATTGCACCATTGATAATGCGATTCTTCATAAGGCTTGCGTTGCCGCCGCCTAGTATGCCGCCAGGAGTTGTAGTCGTTACTGTATCAACATTGATATTTCCGTAAGGCATTATGCTAACTCCTCATCTGTTGGTTTAGCTAGTGTTGGGTGTTCCCATTTAGCGATGTAATCGCCTTTGCCGTCTGAATCGTTTTGTAAAACAATGCCGTGGTTTATCCAAGGCTCGTTTGGTAATTCAGGATATATTTGTTTAATTTTTTCAGATAATGTCATTATAAAGTCCTTGCTAAACAGCCTTGTAGCCTTACCTGTGATTGAACTGTTGAATATGATGCTAGTGCTGTGTAATCGTAAAAGTATGCGTAAAGCTCTATTGTGTCTCCAGTACCGTTCATAGGTACTAAGGTAGTTATAACTGGACTAAACGAAGCCCCTGTGCCAGAAACAAAAGAGTTTTCAGTACTTAAATACGTACTACCATTTTTATAAATTAGTAAGGTAAAACCTATTTGCCTACCTGCAGTAAAGTCTATTCTTATTTGACCAGATATATTGTAGTAACCAGCAACTGTGGGTGTAAATGTAGATGATGCAAAATTATTATTTGTGTCGTATTGTTCTGTTTGTAATAATATTTTTGTAAGTGTATTGTTAGTTATAGTTTGAGATGATGATGGACTTGCACTAAAAGCTGGCATATTACCGCTAACCATTACATCACCAGTAGCGGCTGGTAGCGTATGCGTAAAGTTACTAGCCGTTGCTGGCTCATTGATAGTTACTGAACCACCACCTGAAGAATTAAGTACGATGCTCATAATATTATCCACCTTTGACCACTTGGTACGGTTACACTTGCGCCGCTATTGATTGTTACGGGGCCAACACTAAAACCATTTTTGCTGGTAGTGAGTGTATAACTTGCCGTAACTGTTGTCGCATTTTCAAAGATAACACCACCAGCTTGTGCGCCACCTACTCCACCCCAGGCACCACCAACATATCCCTCAAAGGATGCAAGCGAGGAATTGTATCTAAAGTATCCATTGGCCGGTGAGCCATCACGCTCGCCAGTTGTACCCGATGGAATAATTGATGATCCAGTAGCAGATGTTTTTGAAGTAATCGTTGATAGATTGATTGATGCCGCACTAGCCGCCGCCGCAGTCGCACTACTGGCCGCGGATGTTGCTGAGTTGCTGGCATTAGTGGCAGAAGTGGCGGCGTTTGTTGCGGAAGTTGTTGCGGCAGTTGCCTGAGTTGTGGCCGTCGATGCTGAATTGCTTGCGTTGGTTGCACTTGTTGACGCATTGCTGGCAGAAGTCGATGCCGCGCTTGCACTACTAGCCGCGTTGGTTGCACTTGTTGATGCGCCGCTTGCTGACGTACTAGCATTAGACGCCTGGGTTGTTGCAGTTGACGCACTATTACTGGCCGACGTTGCGCTTGTTGCCGCATTCGTCGCAGAAGTTGTAGCGCTAGTTGCCTGAGTTGTTGCAGTTGAGGCAGATCCGGACGCGCTTGTTGCTGAATTGGCCGCGTTCGTTGCTGAAGTTGACGCATTGCTGGCCGACGTACTAGCGCCACTTGCAGAAGTTGACGCATTTGTGGCCGATGTTGAGGCGTTTGATGCAGAAGTAGAGGCCGCACTAGCTGAACTAGCGGCCGCACTTGCTGATGCCGCGGCGGCAGTAGCAGATGAACCGGCGGCGGCCGCGTCCACTACCAGGTCCCACTTAGCGGAATCCGCATTCGAACTAATTGGCGTTGTGCCGACAGAAGTATGAGCAGTATTAGCGCGATATACGTTTGAATTACTAGAATCTTTTACCAGGTCACGGACGGTATAAGCCTGACCAGCGGCCCAGTTACCACGCCAGTTACCAATCTCTTCACCAACAGTAGGATTACCAGTCGAATCAAATGCCAGGATCTTTCCAGCGCGGGAAGTTTGCACCGGCAATACCATATTGATAGAGGCCGGGTCCGTTACTGGAGCCAAGATCGCACGACCCAAAGCTTCAGCATTTTGCTGATTGAAAATGGTTTGCTGGTCCAGCTCTAAGTTTAGAGATGCCGCAGTAAAGTCGCCACCAGTTACGTAATCAGATGCACGGGTAATATCCCTGGCACCCACAATCGTGATCCTCTTAGTGGATCCAGGAGCAGTAACAAAGGTGACTGAGCCGGTACCGTTCGCATTGATCGTTACCGTGTAATCAGTTGTCAGCGTTTTGAGAGTTGAATCAACATACACGTCGATGTCAGTTTGCGCCAATATTTCAAAGGTAAATGCGTACGGCCCTACACCAGCCGAGCCGGTATAGACTGCGCGTCGCACTACGGGTGATATTGGAAAATCAGCCATTTTTTTCTCCTGATAATTTATACCTTAAACTGGTAAGTTTTGCCATCATTTTATTTCCTTCTTGGCGGGGGTTCCGCCGTTATTTTCTCAAAATCCGGGGCGCGTTCAGGTTCGGTATCGCCTGGCGCCCACCAATAGCGTTGGCCAGTTTCTCGTCTGTAACGTGCTTCCATTTCCCGCATTCGTTGTTTAGCTTCAGGATCGCCCCAAATCTGTAAACGATCCAGGAGTTGACGCTCTAATGCCAGGCGCAAATACCATATTGAGGACCCTGGGGTATAGCGTCCACCGTATGAAATCAGCTCACGCATGAAGTGGGTATCCTTGCCAGTTGCCAATTCCTGAAGGTTGCCGATAGTTAAACGGCGCGTATCGTCCAAGAATCCTACTACCGGGCCGGCCACGGTTTGCTCTAGGCCGCCGCCAAAACGGTTTACGTCATTAAATAGGAAGTCTCCCAAGATACCCAGGCCACCGCCCTGGAGCAATGCCGCACCCCAAAACTCAGGGGTCATTACCGTACGGGGATCGCGCCCCTTGGTAACTTCTTTAAGTTGCATGGCCATGGCGCCAAATAGAGTTGTCGAGATAACTAGGTCAGCAAAGTACGCACCCTTCTTACCAAAGTTTTCCTGGTTCACGGCGCGCATTACGTGAGTGTTTAATAACGTAACTGGGAAATTCTTATACATAGCGAACGACCTAGACAATTCACCCACAAACGTACCAGGGCGCGATTCTCCTACCAGCATGACGCGACCACGAACAGATGCCGATGGTACGGCAAACTCCGTCTCAGTCTGAATCATCTCTAGCATACGTGTCGCTAGATCGTCAGCGCGTCCTGGTTGCAGATCATTACGTAAGGCAATCTCTTCAGGGCGTAGGAATGTTGCGCCTTCGTGTTCGTATAAACCGGAAGAACGGATGACATCCCAATTACCCTCGGCCATGCCGTACCTGGTCAAAGTATCCTGGAGCGGCTTGTCTAACTCATTGAATTTCTTACCAGCATTCTCGGCCAGGTATCCCATAAATTCCATACCAAAGGCCCAACGTCCGGCCTGGGTCCATGGGGATAACCCTGTAATCCGCATGACGGTATCTGAAATGCGACGCGTGATTTCAGGGCCAGTCATATCACCTACAAAACGTGCCTGGGCAGTCGCAACGCTGGTCCAGTTTTCTGCGATCAATCCCAGGCGCGATGCCAGGCGTCCTTTTTCGTCAATGTTCAGCGGCACCAGGTTATCCATTACTCGCTTGATTACATCGGATGCGGGTATTCCCGATGCTTTAGCGGCAATGCGCTGGAAGTTTAAGTCAGTCAATGCAGATACCGCGGCCGCGCCAAGTTGCGCCGATTGTAGTATTTGACGCAAGCCGGCAAAGCCCCTGGCTACGTTGCCATCGACTGGCGATGCAGTAGATCCATTTAGGATCGCGTACATAGAATCAAACATTCCCATCTGAGAGTTGGCCTTATCGACCATCTTTCCTTCAGGATTATTTGCTTCTTTAAGCTTGGCGTCTTGCATGACGGTTTGATGGATATAGCGAATAGTCGCATTAGGGTTAGGCCCTAGTATCTCCATCATGGATATATCCCGTGACATTCCTTCTAGGTGATTAACCATGGTAACGAACGGTTCGGGATTTCCAAATTTCTCCTGGTACTCTAGCCAAGCATCAGCATTCTTAAATGATAAGAATCGATGATCCTGGTTACGGTTAGCCAGGGACCGGCCACCACCAGCTCCGGACGGTTTAACCTTATTCCATCCTTCCGTCGCAATAGAATCAAAGACTTGTGCTAGGGCCAGCTCTAATCTTTCGGGCGTAAACTTTAGGCCGCTACGCTCATCAATCATCTTTTGAGGATCTAAACGCTCGCGAATAAAGTTTGTCCACTCTTCGCGCCCAGCCTTGCGTACAAGCATCGAATCATGGATCTGAGGCATACCCCAATCCTTACGATTTGGAATGGCACCACCGGCCGCATTAAAGCGCTGGCGGGCATAATCGGCCGCAGTTGACCAGGACTGTGCTAATTCTTTTGCGGCGGCCGATCCGGTATCTTCTCCGAATACTTCGCGCACTAGGTCCTTGGCCATAGCTTTATTACCCAGGCTACCAGTTGCGCCGCGACGTCTAAAGGTTGCCAGGACGTCATCCATCTTAGAATAGATTTGACCGAGTACGGCTTTGCGCCTGGCTTCCACGTTGGAATACTTGGCAAACTCATCTCGATCTAGTAGTGCCTGGGCCGCTTTACCCAGGCTTTCGCCATTGGCATACTGGTTTAAATCAAAACTAATCTTTTGCCAGTTGCGGATCTGCAACATTTTGACGCGCTTACTTTCAATGGCTTCTTTTTGCAATGCGTCAAACGTATCCTTGGCGGCCTGATTGCTGGCCTGTTCAGGACCCATCTTTGTCGCGTACTCTGCCTCTAGCTCATCAAATAGGCCGCGGGCTTTTGCCGCCTGGTTAGCTGAGATCTTGCCTTCGTTCTCGCCATTATCAATACATTCTCTAAAGCTCATTTTACGCACCCTATCAAGCGCTCTAACATAGACTTGTCTTGTTCAAAGTCTGCCAAAATTTCTCTTACAGTTGTCACTTCCGATACTCTTTCACCAGTTTGTGGATCAATTCTTTCCGCTACCGGTATCTCTAAATCCATTAGATCCTGATTGCGCTTGCCGTTCGTGCCGATCTGTGCTAATGTTAAGTCAGGAGTGTCCTTTATGAAATCATCTAAAAAAGTAGAATTTCTCGATGTTGAAGGTATCCCGGTGACTTTAGGTTCGGTTCCCGGTTTCGCTGGCCTTTGCGCCGCCTGGGATAAATCTTCCCCAAGAGCCTTCCCAGCTGATTCAGCGTTACGTAACGGTGCGCCGATTGATAAGGCCGAGTTCGAACGATTGAGAACGGCCGCTAACGCTTCATCGTAAGCCGGCTTCATTTCAGCATTCATTGAATCAATTCTTGCTTGTTCCGCTTTAGTAGGTTGACGATTCTCGCTAGAGATCATACGTAACATTTTGTTGCGTTCAGCATATAGATCGTGATAGTTATCTTTGACGGCCATAAATTCCGGGACGCTAATTTGTATCTCAGCAATATGCCCTTCAATCTCAACATTCATTTTAATGTCGCGATAACCGCCATCCATTGATTTCATTTGTGGATCTAATAGATTTCTGAATCCACTATCTAAAACATTATGTACGTTGCGTATTTCCTTTAGCGCGACGCCAGCTTGTTGAAATGTATCAACGATTAATGTTGCTCTTAGTATGTCTTTGATTTGACTTGCATCACCAGCGTAATCAAATAGAATTTTTTCTACTGCACGGCTTGATCCTTTTAGATCTGCACCTTTGTATTCTGCATTGACCAGGTTAGCAAGTTCACGGTTTACTCTATCAAAATTTTCTTTTCTGATTGCCGCGTCCTGGTACAAGCCTCGCAACACTTCCTGATCTTGTGGCGCAAGCTTAATGATGTCATCTTCATTTAATGACTTAGCAACATACTCATCAACGGTAATCGGTTTTCCGCCGCCAGGGATCTCATCTAGCAATGAGTTTTGCATAAGATCGCCCTGGGCTTTTGCACCAGCTGATCCAGGGCCTTCGTCAAAAGTTTTTAGCTCGTCTGCGCCTGGTTCTGCGATTCGATTGTTTTGCGCCGGAGTTGTGAAATCGCCGCGATCTCCGCCATTTGGTACCCTTTCATAACTCCCGTCCTCAATTGCTCTCCGGACACTTTCGGTAAATTCGCGGACGTAAGCTTCAGTTTTGGTTCCGCCCCCGTCTTTCCACGCCTTGGCGATTCGGGTGAGATTGTCTGAGATGGGTCCCCGGACGTTTGCGTTATTTTCAATGATAGCGATTGCTTTGCCATAAATAGCCTCTTTTTCTTCGTTAGTCATTTTGGCCAAAGTGTTGCCGGCCTTCTCAATATCAGTTGCATTTTTTACCAGGGTCGCAAACAGTTCGCGATCCTTACGCATTTCTTTCATGGCGCGATCAAGAATCTTGGCCCGCTCCAAGAATAAGCTTTCTGCAATATCTTCGTCGCCAAATAATCCGCCTTGTTCGGTTTTTATAAAACCGGCCTCTCTTGCCTGGCGTACGATTTGCTCTGCCTGGATCGCATTCGCTGGTTCCAGGCGTTTAAGTAATTGAAGGATTGCAAGTTGCTGAGTTTCTTCTGTAATGTACCGACCAACAATTGCGCCATAGTGTGGCGGCACTACATCATTAACGACTGCGTTAAATGCTTTAGGACCAAGCGTCGCAAGTTCATTTGCTTGTTTTACAAACTGCGAACGTGGCGGCAATGACTTAATTAGTTCAGGCGCGTCTCTTAATATCTTGGCCGCATCGACCAGGGTGCCGGTGCCTTCTGCTAGGTTCTTGCCAGCGGCCGTTGCCCTGGCATAACCAGGATCAAATCCATCTTTTTCGCGAATCTTAAAAGCATAAATTTGAATGTCTTGTGTTGGGTCAGCTTCTTGCAAGCGCTTTGCCAGGCCCAGGCGTTGATGGCCGTCAGCAATAAATGTCCGTCCGTCTGCAAATTCATAAACGATTGCCGTATTGGCTTTAACTGGATCCCACTTGCTGATGTCCTTTAATCTTTCTGTAACGCCCAGGACATCGCCACCAGCTTTAAACTGAAATAGCTCTGCATTGACCAGGAGATCTTTTGGTTTGTACGCAAAAATCTCATTGTTTAGGTTGTCATGAAAATAAATATCGGTAGAGCGAACGATTGCGCTTTCAGGCGGCACAGTTGTGATCTTAGTTGAATCACCATTGTTTACTGCGTTATAAGACTGATCGATGCGGGCATTATGTTCTAAGTTGCCGGTGTCATCCTTTAAAACATTGCCTTGATTTGTAGTGTCATAAATACCATCCATCTCTTTCATCAGCTTTACATCGGGATCCATCTCATACGGACGACCCTCTTTAGCGGCCTTGGCTTTGCCTAGTGCCTCAATGCCATTGATGAGTTGATTTTTAGTAAATTGGAATGCGGGTTTTGCACCCATTAAAACGCCGGTGACTGCGCCAGCTCCAGCGGCGGCCATTCCCACGTTAGTAAAAAATGTTTTGTAATCGTATGGAAGATCGAGTTGCTTATACCAGTCTGCGACTTCTGTTTGAATAACCGCTTCTGATCCAGCTCCAATGACTGCCTGGCGTAATACTTCTTTTGCAATATTGCTAGATCCACCACTAACTACCATGGCCGCAAGGTTTGGCGGATCAGTTATTGATGAGACTATGCCACCAGCCATTTCACCTAAAAATCCAGTAAAGGTTTGGCGAGATGCTACATCAACGTTAACGTCTCCGGATTTGATTGCGCTCTTTTTTGCTCTTTCAAATATTGCGTCATTGTCAAGACTAATCAAATCCGGAAAAACGTCAGGTTGTTGTTTGACAAAATCTAGTATTTGCTTTGATGAATAGTTGTAACCTCTAATTGGCGTATCAGGGGATGCCGCGTAACCGCCAAGATAGTTACCTGGGTTATTAAACTTTTTCCCAGTTTTTTCTTGTATCTCTTTGACAATTGGATCCCATTGCTCACGTAAATTTACGGGGCGTGAATCACTACGGTTAAGCTTTAAAGTTGCCTGGTATGCCGCATCATAGTTTTCAGAAAAGCCAGTATCTTCTCCACCACCAAGAGGTTTGAATGGAGTTGCCGTTGGGTTTATTTCGTCAAAAACGAAACTCATTTGATGCCTTCTCTTTGTTTAACGCGTTCAGCAAGATCCCTAAAGTTAACTGTTAGAGCGGATCTATCTTTGATGGTAAATGCTAGTGGGCTTGTTTTGCCGCGATAATCTTCGTAATACCATACGGCGCGATCTGCGTCGATAAATGCGGGATAACCCTTACGTAAGCGCTCAATAGTAAACTTTCTGCCCTGGTCATCTTCGGGCAAACCATTAGATACTGCGGCAAAATCATCATACGTTGCGCGCTTAATGATGTCTTTAAAACTGTCCTGGGCAACGTTGCCTGGAATTGGAATGCGTGTACCTTGATACTCAATGATGCCGCCATAGGGTTTGCCATTTTTAGCGACTGTCATTCCGGATGCTTCCTGGAATGCTTGCTTATACATATCATCATCAAATACAGTTTTACCGGCAACAATAGCGCGCTGAGTGTAAATATTATCAGCCGTTGAAATAATTGCAGAGCGTGTCTTAGGTGCAAAAGCATAGGCGCTACCTAATTGGTCAGCAATAACGCTTTTCTTGGCCATGGCATCGCCCGATCCTTCGAATGGTTTATTGCCGGCTTGAAGTTGCTTCATACCATTTAATGAATCGTACACGGTTTGCTTGTTGGCACCGGCAATAACTAATCCACCAGCATGAGCAAACTCCGGCGCAAACTTAGAGATCTCGCCCATAGCATTTCTTGAATCTTTTCCGAATCCTTGATTCATTACACCAAGCAATGCAATTTGCTGGTCAGGACTAGCGCTTTGCAAAAATGTAGTTAATGCGCCAGCTTCATCCTGGGAGAAGTATTTGGGCGTTATGCTCATGTTTGCCGCAAAAGTTTTAGATTGCGTAATGCGCTCGCTAATTTGTTTTGTCAGATCTACTGGGGCCGCGGCAAAATTAAGCGTCTTAACTTCGGTAAATCCAGTTTGATTCATGTAGCTAACCGGATCTTTTTCCAGCATAGATGTTTTATGGCTTAATGATTTTTGAGCTACATCAATCAGCATTGCTTGTTCAAGAGACGCGCCACCAGTTGTTTTTGACTGTGCATCGCGAACCCAGTCGCCCAATTGCATGGGTGACATTTTATTAAATCCAATAGAGTTTTGACGCAATACACTTAGGTAATTAACCTGGCGCATAGTTGGATCATTTGCCGGTAATCCCAGGCTACGGGCGCGGCCCATTATTTCATTGACTACGCCTTCGCTTGGTACCTGGCCAAGAGTAATAATGCGTAATGATTCGCTTACGTCCGTCTTTAACTCTGTACGCAACGCTCTAAACTGTGCGTCCCTGGAGCGTAGATCCGCCTCAATCTCATTGACCAGGGCTCCCATTCTGTTTACATCAATGCCGCGAGTAACGCGATCTTGCTTTAATGGATTACCTTCTTTGTCGTATAGATCGCCAATAGGACCACGGCCCAGGTCGGCCTTGACTTGTTTTAAGAATGCGGCTTTGTTAGGAGACTTTTCATATTCTCTTCTAAATCGCGCCATGTGAGCTTGCTCTGCAACGCTTTGCATTTGACGCTCTACTTCTACTGGACCAAAACCACCGCCAATTGCAAATTGTTTTAGAGCTTGTAATTCCTGAAATAGCATTGCCTCTGAGCCGTTAACTCCGCTTGACATGATACGAATTGCGTCCTGGCCACGTTGATCTAATCCGGCCAGGGTTGTTGCTTTTAATTGTTGTGCTACACGATCGTTATGCTTTTCTGAAATTTCCAAGAAACCAACATTTTTCATGCGATCTAAATCGCCAGCTATGCGGCCACGATATTTAGGATCTACTAAATCTACTACCGATTCCAGGCCATCTCTTACACCAGCCGTATCCGCTATAAATTGAATTGGATCGGCATTGGGGTCATTCTTATAGGCCTGGATTTTTTCGCTAACAAGACGACGGCCATCGTTTTGCAGTTGCAAAATAACCAATTCATTAGCTTGATCGTATGCGGCTTTGTCAAAAGCAGAGCGCGGCATTCCACTTTCTTTTGTAGATTGCAATACTTGTTTTGCTTTTTCTGCCGTATCTACTGACGCGCGACCTTGTTCCTCGGCTTGTTCCATACCAATCTTGCCGGCATATTTAATTACCGCATCAAGCGAGCGTTGTTGCGATTCAGCCAGGTTTCGGCTTTCGCGCATAATCGGGACATATTCCACGCCAGGCATTTGAGCTGGCCTAAATGGGTCAATTGCGACGCCTGTTGATTGATACCTTGGAAGTCTCTCTGCCATAATTACGTACTCTTATCTGTTACTGGGGCCGGCGAACTTCTGCCAGACATTGAAGAATACGCCGCGGCCTGGCCAACCGTGCCAATTGCCTGGTACAAGCCAGCTTGTTTTGCCGCCGCTCCTGATGCGCGTAAAATGTCTGCGTTTGCCGATCCGGAATATCTATAAACGTTGGCCTGGAATCCAGCAGATGAAGATGCTAATTTTGCATTTTCCTGGGATAAATCAAAATCGGTATAACCTTCGCGTAATGCGTAAGTTTGTAATGATCCAGCTGATCCGCTAAATGGATCAATTGCACCGGCACCAGCTCTCGCTCTTACAGTTGAGAGTGTGCGATTAATGTTTACAAGTGTTTTAACGCCTTCCTGGCGGGCGCGAATTGCCTCGGTACGCCCTTGCATTTCAGCTTGTTGTGCTTGAAAACCAGCCTGGATGTTAGCCTGTTCAGCCTGGGCGTTGTAAATTTTTTGCTGAGTTTTGCCCTGTTCATATTGCCCATAGGCGGATACCAGCATTGCGGCGATTGCGACGGCGGCCATAATTATTGTCCTATCGAAACTTTAAATTCCATGTTGAGCAAATTAAACTTTAACGGTTCTCCTTGCGTTACCGTTATTGTTCCCTCTTTATCAAAACCTAGCAATGGTCCAGCTTTCTTAACGCCGGTATATTCTTGAATTGCAGTATCCAGGACGCTTGCACCAAATTGTCTAAACTGAATTGGATTGTCGTTGATAGTCATTGACTGGGTTTTATAAACGTCGGCATTAATCTCTATCATGCGTTTTTTAAAGCCACGAATATTACCGGATGCCATCTTTGCTTCGACTGGCATTGTCTTTAGGTTAATGTTGTAATTTAAACCCACTTGCCAGGAAGATGACGCCGCGGTTGAAAAAGTTACTGTTCCGCCGCCTGGTACTGTCTTATCAGCTTCCAGGATGCCGTCGCGAATTGTTTTAACTGTCTTGCCTACCAGGTGCGCCATTGATGCTGATGCGGCCCCGGAGCTGGCATACTTAGCGCAATCAGTAGTTAGATCGCGATTAAACACTTCAACGTAATATGCGGTTGCGCTATTAACTACTCTAGCCACAATAACGTAAACCGTATTTACATCAACAGATACGGCTTTAAATAACCCGTCTGTTATTAGCTCAGATGGCGCGATTACACTTTGCGATCTAAGTAATGAGATATTCATAATCGTGCCATCATCGCCGTTTACTACGTATAGCCGATCAGTATCGTCGGTTGATGTTGCACGATTAAGGGCCATGTCCACCGGGTTTTTTACCAGGTGTCCTGATAGCAAGGTTACGTTGTTGGCAATATAGGTCGCCTCAGTATCGGTAAACAATAGCTCGTTAACTGATTTGCCCTGGCGTTGTAGGAATAGGGTTCCTGAATCTAAACCAATAACCGGAAAATTATTCTTTGAGCCAATCTTAGTTGACGTACGAATAATAAAATTAGTCGGTGTAATTGGTTCTAAGGTTGCCTGGGGGACATAAAACTCGCCGCCAATACTAAAGATCTGCAAGTCACGGCCTGAATAAATATCGGTAATAGTGTTCAGTTGTGACGTATCAATTGTCGCCTCTACGGCCTCATCATCCAATCCTTCGCCATATTGGAAGTTAAAGAAATCAGAGACGCGCGATCCCCAAACCGTAGTCGGCCTGGACTTGGCACCAGCAAAGAATAAGCGTCCTTCGTGAAAAGTTACTGCCCTGGGCCATCCACGGCCAGCGCTCCAGGATGGCTCGTATCCGCGCTCGATCTCCCAGTTACCCTGGGCGATGGCGGTGGTATCAAAAAATGGAATCTCTATAATTGCTTTAACTACTGTGCCGCTAATGTATTGGACAATCTTTGCCCGGCCCTGGGGTTCTGCGTTGATGTATTGGCCGACATCGGTGCCGGCAAAAAAAGATGATGCGGATGTTAATGTAATGTTTCCGCTTGTTCCGGATGGTGTTAGGGTGCCGGCGCTTGGAGTGGTCACGGTTAGCGTATAGGCATACGAAGGGATCTCTTCAAATGTAATTGTTGAGACGGTCCAGCTGGCATCGGTTCCGCCGCGAACAAACTTAGTTGGAGCAAGATCTTCCTGGACGAAAATAATCGTATCAGCTGATTGCGTAATTTTTAGTCCTGGAATGATTGCGGCAGTAAACGCGGCAACGGCCAGGTAACTATTACCTGATCCATTGATATTAGTAATCAGGGCTTTATTCTTATAAATATAAACGCGCCCAGGCACGATTGCAAACATATATGAATCATTGACGCTAAACTGAAACGGCACTAAACGAACGGCCTGGCTTGCCAGGTTGGCCGGCAAAGTGTCAATATATTGCAATCCTTCGCGACGACGTGCGCCGCCCTGGGGTTGAATAACTACGTTAGTTGCTTTTTGTAATGCGTTGTAATACTGGTTTAAGTCAATGCGGCCGCGCAGTAGCGGGTCCAATTCTCCCACTACAAAATTGGTTTGAATTAAAACTGAACGTGGCATTATCCAAACCGTACATTGATAAGTGGGAATGCGTCCTGGTGATCTAAGGTCACGGACGGACGGCTTTGTGCGTCAATTGACATTACCTGGCGGAAGTACCCGCCGCGCATGTTCTCTTCCGGTAGTCCGAACGCAAGGCGCTGGTAGTATTCGGCTTTTGTCAGCTGGTCAGTTACCATTTGTGCAAAATTGGCCGCCAGGACGTACTTTAAGAAATTGACAAAATATGAAGGCATTTCGCTTTCAGGCGTACGGTACTGGTAATCGACCCAAGCCTCTTCAATGTTGGTCATTAACTTATCTTGCTGAACGTCAAACTCTACGGTAGATGGATAATTTACTGTGTCGTCCGCATATACGGCACGTACTCCAGCAAGACGATCACCTGGTAACTGGTACAAGTATTTCCAGCCAAATGCTGGGGTATCTACCAGGCGAGCTAATTGGGTTTTCTTAAATGAAAAACTCCAGGGGTACATACAAATGACCATATCCCGGATGTCGTCATATAGACGGTCGCAGATCTGCGATGAATCAGATACTTCAGAAAATGACGTTAGTGGTTTTTGCCCTAGATAAATTAGAGCATCAGAACATATTGATAGTTTTGTATCACCCGACGCCATAGAAATCCTTTAATGATGAAAATCCAGGCGAGAAAACTCGCCTGGATTTATTCCTACTACTTAGTCGGAATCAGTATTTGATAGTGTTGTACCATCATTTACGTCAACCACACCAGCGCTAGTATTAGTCAATACATAAACTAAAGTGCCTACTGCGGTGCTACCAGTTGATGTAACGCAATAAATTAAATCGCCTACGCTTACCACGTCGGTTACTGAATTAAAGTAACCTTCTGTGTTTACGTCAGCGATTGTATCGGTAGTTTTGTAACCCCACATAATTGGAGAGTTACCTCTTTTTGATACGTTACCTACTGGACCAAAATTGTCTCTTGTGAATGCCATGATCTAGTCTCCTTATTCGGTGCAAGTGATTTTAACAATGCCGTCAGAATCAATTGCTACTGAACCAGCGCTGAACATAGATGCTACTAAGAAAGAAGTTTTCTCAGCAATATAATCAACACGGCTAGTTTGATTGAGACCAATTGCCATGCCTACTGCATCGCGATGGAATGCGAATACAGTACGATCAGAAGATGAAAGTGGCAAGCCGCCTTCATCGCGATCACCCAGGGTCACAAACTTAAAGCCCAAGAAGGTATCTACTTCACCAGTTACCAAAGCTTTAACTGTATTAAAGTCAGAGCTGGTCACGGATGTTAGACCTAACAGAGCAGACAAGTTGTTTGCATGGAGAACAATTGTACGGCCTTCCATTGGTACATTCTTTGCGTCCAAAGCTTTCTTGGCGGCGCGAAGTTTACCAACGTTTAAGTTTGATGCTGAACCAGTCGAACCGTCATCGGCAATAGTCTTAGCGACTGTACCGGTGCTGGATGCGGCGATTAGTGCATCAATAATTACTTGGTCCATACGACGGCCAATAGCACCGGATACAACCTGAACAAGCTCTTGACGCTCATTAAAGTTAACACGTTGCTGATGGAAAATATCGCTATATTCTGCGGCGATATAGTCAGTCATAGTGGCAGTTACCTGGGAATAGGAAACGTTTAAAGGTACTACGTCAGTTTGTGGTACACGAACAGATGCAGATCCCTTACCAATTTTTGGGAATTTTACAGTTGAGCCTTCAACGTTGGTACGCTCGCGAGCTAAACCAGCTAAAGCGCGTTGCGCTTGATAAGCCTGTTTTACTTCGCTATCGAATAACGTGACGAAAGCATTAGAGATTTGGATACTCATCTCGACTTCCTTTCATTATCAAAGTTTAAAAAGTTAAAAACTACTCTTTTTGCTTTGCGATTATCCGATGCGGGTCGCTACGCGTAGATCAACGGGCCTTGCGGTTATCCATTACGTAACACTATAAATAAAAAAAGAGCGCGTTGCAACAAGCTTCGCGCTCTTTTTTACCATGACTGGGAAGTCTAACGGCTTCCCTCTCCATACATAGAATAGACCATATCTTCCACTTTTTTGGTGTAGGACGGATCTTTTCCATACTTCGGATCGGCCATCATTGACTGAACGTCATTCAAGCTTACCTTTTGATTTTCTTGCATTTCAAGTCCAGGGATGTCCGTCTCCATATAGGAGCCACGGATCTTATGCAATGCGGAGATAAAAGACGCATTGTTGCTGGCGCGCCCAATAGCTTCGATTTCATCCTGGTTTAAAGTGCCTGAAGTTTGCATTTTGGTTAACCATTGCTCGGTAGATTGAACAATCTTGTCCGCATTGCGGCCTAGCTTTTTCATTTCTGCATCGCGACTGGTTTTGATTTGATCTTCCATCATGCCCATGTGGCCGGTATAGAGATCAATCATTTGGTCAAACTGCTCCTGGCTTAACCCTTGCTCTTTTGCCAGGCCTACAAAGTCTTTAAGCATAGGATCGTCATCTGTAACGCCACGATCCTTCAAGCTGGTAATCTCATACTTACCATCTTTTGGGGCCTTGTGTTTACCAGCTGACATTTTGGCGCGTAATTCAGAGTACGCTTTGGCTAGACCCTCAACGTCCGGGCCGGATTCTTCATCCCAAAAATTTTCAGGGAAAAATTCCGGGCGAACAAAATCTAGCTCTTCAGCGCTATCTACTTCCTGGGCTTTGTCGTTTGGATCTACTTCAAGGTGCGGCGCAGATAGATCATCCATTTTGGCGGTTGATTTTTCAGCTGGTTTAACGTTCAGTAAGCTACCTGAATCGTCCTTAGTGTTGCTTGTTGCGTTGTTTCCGGCTTGGTTATCGCTAGTTTCAGCGGTCAAGTTATCGGTATCGCTCATGTTTAAGACCTCGCTCGTTTAATTCGCCGCTCTAATTCCCGGACCAGGGAGTTTTGACCCTCGCGGGCAAACCCATGGGATGGGTCCTCGCCCGGATACCAGGTCGGCTGTTCGATGGTTGTAGCTCTTAGCCATTCCAAGAGCTTTACGCCATCATCGGTAGAAAAGACACGGGTGACAAGGAGATCAATCTCATTATCACCAGGGCCTTTTTGCTTGATCTCCGCTGGGCGGAGTCCTTCCCATCCTTCTTCCATCATCATGTTTTAAACCTGTTGTGCTTGTGGTTGTTCGGTACCAGCTGGCGCCTGGGCGGCCTGGGCCATTTGTGCGGCCTGGGCCATTTGCGCCATAATTGCCTGGCGTTGCTCTTTTGAGTTAATCAAATAGCTTGGCACTCCCAGGCGATCGGCCAAGTAATCTGCCAGCTCTTCCTGGTTGATTGCCAGCTGGGCGCCAAGACCTACTTGGCCAGCGACCTGGACGAATTGCAATACGTCATTAACTTCTTGCATATTCTGAGCCTGGGCCAATGATCCAGTAGGCACTACCTTAACTTCTGCGCCATCTACGCGCAATGGGAAATCAATTAAACCCATCTCATCCATGACTTCCATGGTGCGACGCACGATAGGTTGCATGACTTCGGTAATGAGACGGCCATAAGCTGGGCCAATGTTTTGAGATAACTCTTTCATGCGCTCCGCGACTTCGGTTGCGGACCGTGCGCTCATGGTATCCGGCGGCAAGGTGTCATCTAACAACATTTTTTTAATGGCGTTACTCAGATCGTTGATAACAAGCTGGGACACGTTAAAGTCACCACCGGATCTCAATGGGCGCAAGCTCTCGCCCTGGGGGCCACCGTTACGGGCCACCGGAATGATCGCTCCAGGAGCAATTCTAACTGTCGCCGGGTTCAATACGCCATCATCTGCGGCCGTATATACACCGGCAACGGAGATCGACGCGTTTTTTAAGAGTAATTCTTTAACTTTGTTAAGTGTTTTGATGTCAGGTAATGCGTTGACCAGGGGTCCGCGGCCATAAACCTCACCGGCCACCTTCATGTAACGGCCTACCACCCAGGGAGAACTCTTTTTTAGCTCGCGATAAACGATCTCGTTCTTGCCTTTAGGTTCAACAACGTAATAACAAACTGCTCCAGTTTGATAGTTGTAGATCGTGGCTTCCAGGAGATCAATTTCTTCTTCCGGTTTACGATCAATCTTGATTTGTAGGTCCGGCGGGATCTTGGCGTCTTTCCATTGCGTGGTGATCGCCTCACCCTTAACGCGTAACTTACGATAAACGTTGTCAACCGTGCCGTGCTGACCCTCTTCAAATGAGACTAGGTATTGCGGCACCGCAGTAAAACGAATCGGGGTGTCTTTATCGCCTGGCATGATAAGCAAAACGCCAGTACCTACGGCCATATCCAGGAGCATTTCCGAGATTGCCAGGTCAAAGTTGGTTTGCCGCAAGACTTCAAAGAATTTATCAGAGTAAATATCCAGGGCATCGGCAATATCCTTGCGCTTGTCCTTCGGAATGCTGGACCCTGGGGTCAGTTGCATCCATTTACGGTACGGCGGGAAGAGGCCCGACTGAATACGGTTAGCAAAACGCTGGGTCGAATTGATTGCAGTTGAATCAAACACGCGGGCGCGCTTATGTTGACCAGGAGTTTTGCCTTCATACTGCCCGGAGTAGAGATTACGCTGGGGTAAAGCAAACTCATAGCACTCTTCGTAGATCGAACGCCATAAATCTTTACGCGAATCAGCTAATTCGGCGCGCTTTAGTACGTGTGCTACGGGCATTTTTTTCATTACATATACTCTTTTTTACGTTTCATCTTGTTGGCCATCTCGCTCTTATGCTCGACCTCTACACGGCCTTTAACTTCCTTGGCATAGTTGCGGGCCGCGACCATACCGGCCTTTGTATACGCAAATTTCTTTAGGACGTTGCCCTTCTTGTCATAGACTTCGGGCATGATTACATTCCGCCAGTTGTGTTGGTGCCACCTGATCCAAGTGTATCCGGCACGATGCCAAGAGCTGGATTTTCGCGTTGCTGGCTAAATAATAAACGCATCCCGCCAGTTTGACGGGCGCGCTTGGTAGCTTGGAGACGTTGTTGCTGGGCTTTTTCTTGTGCCGTAAGACGCTCCTCTTGTTTTTGCTGATTGGCCGCAATCGCTGGATCAGGAGCCGGTGCCGGTTGTGGTGCTGGTATTGATGGTGAGCTAAATAGTCCGCCCATAATTTTCTCCTTACGCTAAAGTGTTTTGACCTGGGCCAGCGTCGCCACCCAATGTCATTTGATTTTGACCAAGACCAGCCGAACGGTCCGCATTAAACAAAAGCCTGGTACCCATACGGCGACGTGCGCGAGTATTTGATGCCAGTTTGTTTTCCTCGGTAGTTGCCTTTACTGGTTCCGGTGCCGCTGGAGCCGGTGCCGGTGCCGGTGGTGGTGGTGGTGCTGGTGGTGGTGCTGGTGGTGGCGAGCTTGGCCCACTAAATATTCCGCCCATGATTTAATCTCCTATACATAAAATGCGATTCACCGGTAGGGCCAAAGCCTCTCATCTCGGATTCCTTTTCGAAGTATAAGAACTCTGCCCATTTTGTCGCGCGTACATTTGACGAACGCACGATGATTTGAATGCGCCGTAGTTGCATAGTGGTTTCAGCCCAATCAAAAAATTGCCTGGCACAACGGCATAACGGTATCGTCACGGTATCAATATCCTTATCGGGGACCATCCAGGCCTCTGCTAACCCTGGCCAAATAGGAATAATTCCAAAAGAAAGCATCGGTTTGCCGTAATACAGTCCGGTAAATGCTGGCCCCATGCTGGTTTGGTGCTTTAATCGGTCCAGCCAATCAGGAATATGCGCCCTGGCATCGAGATCATGCTCGTTAAGATTCATCAAAGCGACGTGACCGTAGAAAAATGGGACAAGTTTTCCCCCTTCCGGTAGCCGCACCTTAGAAGTGAAGTTAGTCGTATCGATCATAGGATATCAAAATCAAACTCAGCCGTGTATTGTTGGCCATAACCGGATGAAGAGCTACTCCTGGTCAGGCGTTTATACTCCCCGCCCCCTAGCATGAGATAAGAAAACGCGTCCCCGACGTGCGAATGCTGGTTTTTATTCGGTGCATCCCTAAATCTTTCTTCACCTGGTATGCCCACTCGTTTAAAATGGTAGCCACCAGCAAGCGCCTTCCGTAATTTTGGACACGTGCGCGCCACTCTCAGACCCGGTTTTCGATCGATCAGCCGTATCATGGGCGCGGCGCCAGCTTCACGACGTACTCCAAAGTCATTGGTCGGCGCGGGTTGGACCTTGCTAAAGCCTAGGGTCCGCAAGTGATCGAATGCCGTTGTTTCGAAGATTGGATCGCGAGCCTGGCCGGCCGGATCGCCCGTCAAGATTACCTCGGCCTTCGGATACTTCATGTTGAGTTGTTGCAAAAGCATTTGTCCAAACCTTTGTAGGCCCATATCCTCGGTGACAATCTCTTCCAGGATGTGCCAGGCGCCGGACGGCAAACGTTGTCCAATTACCGCCGCGGGAGTTAAACCGAAGTCGCATCCGATTAGCAATGGTAATTCCGGGGTATAGACCAGGGTATCGTCCGTCATTGTGGAATCGTCATACTCGGCCCATACTGCTTTACCTTCCTGGACATACACGTATTGCGCGCCCACGTAGCAACGGATCCAGTCCAGGTTCTTGCCACCTAACTGTTGCTCATAGTAGCCAATCGGCAAATTGCGTACGTTTTCCGCGTTCGGGTTATCAAGCCAATGCTTACCGGCCGCGTAGATCGCACCCGAAGTATCGGCCGGGACCTCGATCATGCCACCTGGTTGGGTATAAAAATTCCACTTGTATTTACCCTTGACCGGTTCTTTCTCGGCCAGGCGATACCACCAGCCGTCATCATCGGGCGGGTTTGTGTCGGCCCATATCCCGCGCCAGGTGCAACCGCCGTGAGTTTTGCTAGGGTATCGTCCTACACGGGCCGTCAATCCATGGATCACGGCAAGCGGCAATTCGCGCGCCTCGTTACACCAGCCGCCAGTCACTTCCAGGGACAAGAGTTTACGTACCGACTTGGTATCGTCCAGGGCCAGGAAGATTACTTCACAATCTAATCCTGGCACTCCGTCTCTAGTGGGCAGTTGCAGATGGTGAGTAATCGGCGGGGACCAGCGAATCGGACCCCAAATATGCTCCGGGAATATTTCAAGCCAGGTTCGAATCGTCGTGGTCCGAAGTTCCCCGTAGGTATTTCGAATGACCACAAACCGAGTGTAACGAACATTATCCACCGGGGAAGGCGCTTGCCGCACCGCGCGCAAGAGTATTTCCGCCGCGCATCCGTACGACTTCCCGGAGCCGACCGGTCCCATAAGACCGCGAAAAAAAGAATCGTCAGATAAAAATTTTGAAGTCGTTGGACTTGTCGAGAAGTCCAGGCTAAGATCCCCCAGCGCATCTAATTCATTCCCCGTCTGTCGGTTCCGACCCGTCGCGCCCATTTTCCTTGGCATAGATTACCTCTTCCACTTTTGATAAATTCAATTTAATTCCGATCATTGTCGGGCGATTACTTTCTTCCGGAGTTTGGTCCATCATGCCTGTCGCGCGGGCCAGCATACGCAACGCGCCCAGTTTGTCGTGCATCTCTACCTCGATTGCGTTGCCATACTTGCCAGGCGTGATCTTGACCTTCTTGATGGCTTTACGTACGTGCGGGGCCAGGGTATCGCTGGAGTTAAGTACGGCTACGTCACCGGTCCAGGAGATCACGTCCGTTATATCCGCCTGGGCAATGTGGCCCAATTCGGTCGATACCTTCTCCTGGTTCTCCGGGGACGTCAGTAAGGCACGTGCCTGGCGCACGGTTAGCTTAGTCATCTTCTACCATCCTCTCCACCGTTGTAAAACGCGTATCGCATGACAAGCATTGCCGGCGTCGTTGGTTATAAAGCATATCGGTTGCCGGGTCCAGGTATTGCCTTGTCTCTAAGACCTCTGTTTTTGAGAAGTAATATCCGGTATCGTCAACGCAAAATTGGCAGATCATCTAAGATTTACCTCGATAAGCTTGTCCAAGTAGTGGCGAGCCTTCCTAAGATCCTCGATGCCGCCCTTTGCGCGCCAGCGCGACACGTATTTGACGACATTACCCTCTAGGTAGCCAAGTTCATTGGCCACGATATAGTCCCAGGGTTGAATTGCTTTGCTGGTGTAATGGGTGCCGCCGATTTGATTATTGTTTGCCTGGTCCATACGCATCCTTTATTAAAAGTTTCTTTACTCGCTCAACTTCATATTTAAGTTCACCATAATCATCGACGCGATCTGCGTAAATAATCAGCCTTCCTACTGCCTGGGCTAGTTCTAGGTAATTGGCACACCAAAATTCGCACCTGGTTTCCCAGTATTTCTCGTCTAAATTCATATTCCAGTTACCTTTTCAATGTATTTTATGTTTATGGTTTATTTCAAGCAAATAAAAGTTACTACCGATAGCAAGCCCATGTTGGTGCGCTTGCAGAAAACTTGTTTGCCCCACGATAAGCTTTGCACTTCAAAGACTGCCGTTTGGTGGGTCGGGTTTGATGGAGATACCCCCGTCGCGTTTTGTGTTTTATCGCCATCGCGCAAGTGGGCGGACACGGCATACCTGGCAAGATCCGGCGTTATCCCGGCATATCGCGGCAAGGGGTTACAAAAACGCATGATTACCATCCGGGAGAAATACGCCAAGCGTAAAAATTTCACCTGGGTTATTAGCGACACTACCGCTAACCCGCCCAGCTCCAATAGCTTGATTAAACGGGGTTATCAATTGTTCGAACCCAGCAGTCCATGGGCCTGGGTGCATAGTCTTTACTGGAGAAAGAGGATTAAATAAATGCCTTATAAGGATCTCGCAGTCCGCAGAGAAAAGAACAAAGAGGCAAATAAGCGCTGGTATCAGCGGAATAAAGAAAAGCACCAAAAAACTACCATTAAAAATAAACGGGATTACCGTCAACTGTGGATGGAGTTTAAGGCGACGCAAGATTGTACGTTTTGCGGATTCTCTCACCCGGCCGTTATTGACTTTCACCATGTCATTCGCACGGAGCCAAAGTTTTCCGTAAACGAATTGGCGCAAAATAGCTCGTACAAGCGCGCCATGGAAGAAATTAAAAAGTGCATTCCGCTTTGTGCTAACTGCCATCGCATTCTCCATTGGCAAGAGGCGCAAGATGGCAAAGAAGATCGCCGAAAGCGTCGCAAAAAGAAGAAAAAGACCGACGGGCATCCATAATCATTTCCCGATTGCCGTCAGCACCATGCCAATATTGCTGATCGCAAACCCAAAAAACATGATTGCCTGGCCAAGTGTTGCCTGTCGAGCGAACGTTATCGCCACAACCAGGTAAATCAGCCCCACAAACCCGATTAACCATGGACCCATTTTTTATACCCAAAAAAGTTGAAAAATCTAGAGCGATCGCCCCGTACAGTTAAGTCAATGGGGGGGACCCCCAAAGCCTGTTTTTGTTGCATCGCGCAAAAACGCACCCCCTGGCCGGTTGCAAAGGCCAAACGTTCGATTGGCTTTTGTAAATTCACTCTAATCCGCCCCACTTTGCCACTTGGTCCAGCGTCATCGGTGGATCCTTGCGGTTTTTCCGGTTGTCGATGGTCGCCTGGACTGCCAGCTCCAGCACTTTGCCGGCATCCACGCCCTTATCTGCCAGGCGCCTGGCGCATTCCAGGCTTGCCGCCACGTCGCGGACCACGCCGGACCCGCGCTCGACGCCCTGGCGGAATGCTTG